CTACTGAAATTTCAAGATTTCTGAATGAGCGTTTACAAGACAGGCGGGCAATTCGTAACTCAGAAGTGCATGATAGGCCTCAAAAACTTGCTGAAGATACAGTGCGCGCTGCATTCCGACAGAAATTAACAGCACCACGCGGGCGGTTCGTTTCTGACTGCCATCTTCTTGTGCGTATTGACCGACAGAGGGCTGTATGTCAGTATTGCGGTCAAAGCTACCCTTTAACGCCTTCAGGCGATTTAGACAGGGGGCAATTAGTTCAAGAAGCGCTTTCTCGTCCATTGTTTGGTCGAGAGGGACAATGTCGATTGTAAGTAATACTTCAGGTACCATATTTTTTCTATTTGGAATTTGACTATAAAGTTAGTAAAAATAAACGAATTAAACTAAGTGAGATTATGAAGAAGTACATTCACATACAGAAAGCGGATCGCGAGTTTATCGCGAAGGCATTCGAGGTAACAGAGCGCACAATTTACAACGCTACACACTTCAAGGACATGAACGAGGGTACCGACCTTATGAAGAAGATACGCTTGCTTGCGTTGCAGCGTGGCGGTATTGTGATGGTTGAAGCTCCAGAGTGGGAGGTGCTGCATGATGCTGACGGCTACATACGCTACTATCTTGGTGACGTGCTATTAGAGTTTTCAAAGAAGGAGCCTGTCTGCGACGTGTATAAGCATGGAGAGAAAGTGCGCCACTTTGAGGAAGTGATGATAAGTGACATTCAGGGCATTCAGGACTGGGCAGCAACATTGTAAGGAGGCGACATGGAGTATTACGGTAATAAACTTTGCATAAGCTACAACGAACTTGTGGATGGTGGCATTATGACAGCCTCTAACTACAAAAGCCTAACCTATCGAAAGAAAATGGATGTCGTGCGCCGTGGAGGTGGTGCAAGAGGCAACTGTGCTCTGATAGCCATAGAAAGTTTGCCAAGTAAATATCGTATTAGGGTTTACAAGGCTTATCCTCATGGTGAGGATGCACTTGTGAAAGAGTGGATAATATCTAATTATCATATTGACCGACGAGCTGTTTCTTTTTTCTATGACTGCGATAATACTGGTTTTGAAATGTCGGACAAAAAGAAATGGGAGTATATTGTCAACGCCTCGGTGCTGAACTGCTGCATCAAGCTCTATGAACGAGTAAGAGACTGTCAGCGGTTGTTCGGAGGCAAGTACAACTGGGGGATGATGGCCAAAACTATCGAGATGCTGCGCAAGGAACTGGGACACACGCTCCCAGCCAGTACATCTCGCTTCAGGGAAAAAGTTAACGACTACAAGCACAATGGTTACAGCTGCCTTATCAGTGGTAAGTTTGGAAATCAGAGTGCAAGGAAAGCAAACATTTAATTTTAGACTATGGAGTATTACGGCAATAAACTTTGCATATCTTATCACGAGCTTGTGGAAAGCGGTATTATGACTAATTCCAACTATTGTTATAAGGCTTGGAAAGGTCAGATTGACGTGGTCCGTCGTGGTGGTGGTGCGAATGGCTGTTGTGCTCTGATTGCCATAGACAGTTTACCCTCGAAGTACAAGGAAAAGGTAGAGAAGGTATATCCCGGCGGCGACGAAGTGCGCATCAAGACGTGGGTACTATCCAACTATGAGATGGACCAAGCAGCCATCGCCTTCTTCCATGACCGAAGCAAGACAGGCATCGATCTTGACGAGGAAAAGAAACGCGAGTACATTATCAACGCTTCGGTGCTGAACTGCTGCATCAAGCTCTACGAGCGTGCACGGGACAGCCAACGCCTGTTCGGTGGCAAGTACAACTGGGAAATGATGGCCAAAACTATCGAGATCCTGCGCGAGGAATTAGGGCATACACTTCCGACGAGTACGTTGCGTTTCAGGAAGAAGGTGAACGAGTACAAGCGAGGTGGTTACGGTTGCTTAATCAGCGGAAAATTCGGCAATCAGAGCGCACGGCGCGTGAGCATCAAGGTGGAGCGGCTTGTGCTGAGCATTGCGGTACAGGATAACCAGCCATACAACAAGAGCGTGTGGGAGCAGTACCTTATGTTTATCACCGGCGAGCTGGACGTGTTCAGCTACGCTACCGGCGAGCTCTATAACCCCGACGAGTTTGTTGACAAGAACGGCGAGCCCTTGTCGTTGAGCGAGAGTACCATCAACAACATCCTGAACAAGCCGAACAACAAGATGCTTATTGAGCAACGTCTTCGCAGCTGGACAACATTCATGCACGAGCAGATGCCGCACATGCACAGGCACAACGGCAATTTCTCACTGAGTCAGATTACGATGGACGACGTGGACCTGAAGCGCAGGATGCCAGGCAACAATTACGTACACGTTTACAGGGCTTGGGATGTGGTCAGCCAGTGTATTGTCGGTGTGAGTTATTCCCGTGATAAGAAGGAGGGCTTGGTTATAAACTGCTTCAGAGATATGTTCAGGCTGATAGCCAAACAAGGCTGGGGCATGCCCGCCGGCATTGAGGTGGAAAACCACCTGATGAGCAAGTACAGGGATAGTTTCCTACAGGCTGGTGTTGCTTTCCCCTTTGTGCGGTTCTGCGCTCCGCTTAACTCACAGGAAAAGAATGCCGAGCCTTTGAACAGTGCGTTCCAAAAGTTTCTGCACGGCCGTCATGAGGGTCAGGGCCGCTTCTATCTGAAGGGCAAGAACCGCATCGACCAGAAGAAGGTGAGCGACGAGTTCAACCATACCTTTGAGGACAAGAAATACTACACATGGGATGAACTCGTAGCCGATGACCGTGTGGACGTGTACGACTGGAACCACCAGTTGCACCCCAACCAGAAGAAGTACCCGGGTATGACGCGGTGGGACGTTCTCTGTGAGTGCATGAACCCGACCTTGCAGCCGCTTGACACGCTGACGCTGGCACGTTATATCGGCGAGCGTGTGGAAACGAGCGTAAGACGTAACTCAACGGTAAGGGTAGCCTACGAGGATTGGTGGCTTAGTGACACGAGCGTACTGGAGAAGCTGGAACCGAACAATTACAAGGTTACCGCCTGCTATCTGCCAGACGAGGACGGCAAGCCTACGGGGGTGTATATCTTCCAAGGCGACCGCTACATCGACAAGGTGGAGAAGGTGGAGACTTTCAACCGCGTGATGGCCGAGCAGACTGACGAGGACGTGGTGAACTTCATCGAGCAACAGAAGAAAATCTCGAAGTTCGGCAAGTATGTTAGAGAGAACGCTATCGAGCAGGTGGGCGTGATTAAGAAGAGCGCACAGGCTGCGGTAGCGGTTGAAGAATCTGAAGACCTGGAGCTCGCGGCAATGCCGGAGTCCACGGAACAGGTGAGCCGTTGGGTACCCGATATGGATATGAGAGCCAAGGCCGAAGAAGATTTATAACCCCATTAAAACGCCATTTGATTATGATTACAACGGCAAACAAACAGCGGATTGTGGCGGCGATAGCCCAGAACCGTGCGAATTATCCGAGCGATGCGAAGCACGCCGCCTCGCTGGGTATCAGTACGAGCGTGTACAGTATGCTGAAGCAGGGCAAGACGGAGAAAGCCCTGAGCGACGCCAACTGGATAAGCATTGCGCGACGGCTGGACGTGAACCTGCGCGAGGACGTGCAGTGGAAAGGTGCGAAGACCGCCACGTTCCAGTATATCAGTGCCCAGTTGGAGGCGTGCCAGATGAGCAGCCTGAGTGCTATCCTTTGCGACCTGCCCAACATCGGCAAGACTTTTACTGCCCGTTGGTACGTGAACGAGCACCCCAACGCCGTGTATATCGACTGCTCGCAGGTGAAGACCAAGCGCGCCATGGTGCGTAAGATAGCCCGCGAGTTCGGTGTGGACGTTACGGGCAAGTACCAGGATGCTTACGAAGACCTTGTCTATTACCTGCGCTCGATGGAACGTCCGCTGGTGATACTTGACGAGGCCGGCGACCTGCAGTATGAAGCCTTTTTGGAACTGAAAGCCCTGTGGAACGCCACCGAGATGTGTTGCGGCTGGTACATGATGGGAGCCGACGGTCTGCGCGCCAAGATAAAGCGGAACGTGGAAGGTCAGAAGGTGGGCTATGCCGAGATGTTCTCACGCTACGGCGGACGCTACAGCCGCGTGACCCCCGACGAGACGAAGGAGCGCGAGGCTTTCCTGCTGGAGCAGGCGCGTGTGGTGGCCAGCGTGAATGCACCGAAAGGGACGGACATCGGTCAGATAGTACGCAGAAGCGGAGGCGGACTGCGAAGAGTTTATACGGAAATCAGCAAATTGAAGGAAGGCGCGTAATGGCGAAACGAGCATACAGTCCGAAAGAGATTGCAGCCAAGAAATGGGTGACTTTGCCTTGGGGAGAGCAGTGGAGTGAGCCGTTCGGTTTCCCTGCCGAGAACGCCTCTTGGTTTATCAGCGGCGCGAGCGCACAAGGCAAGAGTTCATTCGTAATGCAGTTGGGGAAGGAACTGTGCAAGTATGGGCTTGTTCTTTACATGAGTTATGAGGAACGCGTGAACCAGAGTTTCCAGCGTCGCATGGGCTATTTGGGAATGAACGAGGTGCAGGGCCGCTTTCGGGTCGTTACAGATGAGTCGATAGAGGAACTTGCCGAGCGTCTTGCCAAGCCAAAATCTCCGAAATTCATTATCGTGGACTCCTATCAAGTTGCTTACGATGATTTCGGATGGACTTATCCTGCTGCTGTTGCCTTGATGCGCCGTTTCAATCGCAAGTGTTTTATTTTCATTAGTCAGGAAGACAAAAGTGAGCCAACAGGGAAACCGGCACGACGTCTGAGGTATATCTGTGATATGAAAGTGCGCGTGATGGGTTATAAGGCCTACTGCTTGGGCAGGTCAATCGGTGAAGCTGGAAATCATTACGTGGTGTGGAAAGAAGGTATTTTGAAAACGAGTAACAATCTGTGATATGGCAAGCAAACGAGACAACCTGCTGTACAGGTTGAGAAAGAAAGGAGTGAAAGTACAGACGCGGAAACGCACGATATTCTTTGCGTACGATGGCGAGCCTTTCACTATCATACAGATACGGCGATTGTGCAAAGAGTATCATTTTAATGTACAATTAGAAATACGATAAAATATGGAGTATAAGATTGAGCGATGTTGTATCTGTGGCAAAAAGATACAGGGAGTGGGTAATGACCCCTATCCTGTGAGAGAGAAAGGGCGGTGCTGTCAGTATTGCAATTATACTTTGGTGTTGCCCGAAAGAATAAGACTATCAAAACAAGATCGCTATGAGCAAGGAAAGACGGATGATTGAAATCACTCCGGGACGTATGAGTCCGGGCGGACGTATGACAGACCGCATCGAGAGCCGTGGGCACAGTTGTCCCTATTGCCAAGGAAACGGATATCATTGGCAGGAAGATGAGTGGCAGGAACGCTATAAGAAGGAATGCCCGATATGTAAGGGCAGCGGCAGACTTGACGCCGTGATAACCGTCGAGTGGAAAGCAGAAGAATAGCAATGGAAAGAAATAAATACAGCAAGATAATCCTATCTGAGGCAGAACAGCAATGGATGCGCGATAACTTCTGTAAGACTAAAAACGCGGAAGTGGCAGAACACCTTGGCATCTCGCACAGAACAGTAGTGAGGATTGCACGGGATATGGGATTAGTGAAACATCCCGACTTTACAAAAGCTATGCAGCGAAATGCTTCCGAACACGCTGCCAGAGTGAACAGAGCCAACGGCGGCAATGCCGGAGCGAAGAACCTGTTGATTTACGGCAAGGCACACCGGTTCAAGAAAGGCGAACGGCAGAAGGATAAGATGTCGGCAGAAGCCTTTGAAGCTATGCACCGCCATATTGGCGAACAGCGCAAGAAAACCTTCAAGGCGGAGAAGCGCAGAGTGATATTCGGTCTTGAGCAAAAGACAAAGCTTCGGGTGGTGCAGGCACCGAAAGAGAAAATATGCCTCCGTAATGGTTTGCGAAAGAAAGGCTATGAGATAGCCCGTGCTTCCAATGAAGCGTTCATAACAGCGGCAACTCATCGTTCGGAAGTGATGGAGCGCAGGGCAATATCAATGGGAATAAGTTTTACATCAATTTAATATAAACGATTATGAGCAACTTTTTAGAAGAAATCAAAAGACGTATTCAAGTGTGGCACGAGAAGCGTGCGGAGCGTATTGAGGCGGAGCGGCAGGCTCAGCTCGATGTGGAGGCGCGCAATGCTGTGCAGGTAATGGAGTTTAACGGCGAGTTGTACGCCTGCGTGAACGGTATACCCCTGTTCGGTGTCAGCGACATCAACGGCACTTTACCAGAGTGTGTTGCCAAAGCCCGCCGGAATTATAAAGACTGGAAGGAGGAAAAGCTATGGGAACGGAACGGAATTACGCGCGTTTCTACTGTCTGTTGAAGAAGTTGCCTGGAGCAGACAAGGAGACGCTTGTATCGAGCTTCACGAACGGACGAACGCTGCACCTGCACGAGATGAGTGCGAAAGAATATGCCGCCATGTGTGCATCACTGGAGGAACATACCGGCTGGAGAGTGCAACTGAAGAAGAAACGCAGCCTGTGTTTGAAGCTCATGCAACAGGCTGGCATTGACACGACTGACTGGCAGCGCATCAACGATTTCTGCCGCCACCCACGGATAGCCGGAAAGGTGTTCGCCAAACTAACACTGGCAGACCTTGATTCGTTGCAGACAAAGCTGCGCGCCATCATGCGCAAGGGCGGCCTGAAACCGCACACGACACAGGAAGAGCAGAAAAGTATGACCTCATTTGTATATGTCCCTATGGGCAATATAGCGGAATGTTAATGAATATGACACCAAAACAATTTGTAAAGCGTGCGATGGAGCACATTCGTGAACTCGGCAAGGAGATGAGCAATGAAGAATACTGTGACTTTTTGGAGGATCTGTCTTATGAGCTCGAAACCGAACGTGAAGATGTGAGCTGGCAGGCATTGACCAGCGAAGGAAAATTTATTTAAGAACCTATTAAAAATATTGTTATGAGAACAAAAACAAGCAATTGGTTTGAAGTCAAACTGCGCTATGACAAAGTGCATGAGGATGGGTACGAAAAGAAAGTGACTGAGAGTTATGTGGTCGAAGCTCTTTCATTCGGAGAGGCAGAAAAGACAGCTATTGAATTCCTTGGCGGCTATGTGTCCGGAGAAATTCAGGTTGTAAACATCAACCCGATGAAATTTCGGGAAGTGTTCTTCAACGAGCAAGAGTCATGCGACCGATACTACAAGGCCATACTTCAGTTTATCACCATTGACGAGCAAACGGAAAGAGAAAAGCACACTCAAGTTTACTATCTGGTACAGGCTTCTTCTTTCGACAACTGCAAAGACTCTATCCGAACGATTATGGACGGCACCATGGTAGACTATCAGATTGCTTCAGTATCAGAAACCAAGGTTATTGATGTGATAGAACACGAGTTATCAACCCTATAAAAAGAAAAGACAATGGCAACAAGAAAAAAGAAAGTAATCATCACCGGTGTGAGCAGAGAAGCCGCCGATGAAGCGTTTGCAACCTACGCTAAAAGCGATGCACAGGTACAGAAAATCAATGCGGACATTGAGCTGCAGTGTGCGAAGGTGCGCGAGAAGTATGCCGACAAGTTGGCTACGCTGACTGCTGAAAGAGACAATGCGTTTGACACGCTCCAGTCGTTTGCCACGGAGAACCAAGCTGAGCTGTTTTCCAAGAAGAAGAGCCTTGACATGGCTCATGGCACGATCGGGTTTCGCACTGGGACACCGAAGTTGAAGACGCTGAAAGGCTTTACTTGGGCGAGTGCGCTGAACCTTGTGAAGAGTTTTCTGCCCAGCTATATCCGCCAGACGGAGGAGATTGCGAAGGACAAGCTGCTTGCCGATCGTGAGGTGGAGGTGCAGCTTGGCGGCGGTGACCCTGAGAACCGTGGCTATCGTCCCCTTCGTGAGCAGATGACGGCGTGTGGCATCCAGGTGGTTCAGGACGAGGCCTTCTATGTTGAACCTAAGAAGGAGGAGACGGCATGAAGCGCGAAGTGAGGCGACCTCCGCGGGTGTCGTTTTGCCGCAGGTGCGTGGGCACCGGCGTATGGCGACACCTTGGCCATGACGGCACGCTGTTGACGGAGCCCTGTCCTCAGTGTGAGGGTTCTGGCTGGGTGACGGTGAGTTCAGTAACTGAATATGATATTAGGCCTTACAAGCCAAAGAACATGTAATATATGCAGAAGCGACGCGGAGTAAGTTATCAGAAACGTGTAGAAGACATCAACAGGATATATGACCAGCATGCCAAAAGCGGAATTTCCAACCGTGAGATATGGCGACGATATATATATCCTGTGTATGCCATTACTGAACGTACCTTTTATAATATACTCAACGCGAGCGCGGAAAGTAAGAATAAGATAGCTGACGATACTCGTCAGCTATTGCTCTTTGATTTCACGGACAAACCGTGAAATTTGGCTGCGCTCGGCAGATGAAACAAGTTTCTCTGCGCTCGCTTGCACAAACATTTGACAACGACAATGGAAAATGATTTACAGAGAGTCATTACCCGGATTTTGAAGGACATCCGTGTCGATCTTACGGACGAGTTCGATAGGAATTTCGAGCGGCAGGGCTTTTTCTCACAGAAGTGGGCAAGACGGAAAAGTCCGATGCGCCCCGGTGGTTCCATATTGATTGACACGGGCGGTCTGCGGCGCAGCGTGCAGAGCCGAAGTACGGACAGCAGCATAACCTTCTACTCCTCCCATCCTGCAGCAGCCATTCACAACGAGGGCGGCGAAATTAAGGTAACGAGAAAGATGAAGGCTTATTTCTGGCACAGGTATTACGAGGCGACCGGATCGTTCGGCAGGAAGAAGAACGGGGAACGAAGACAGGACAAACGCACGGTGCAGCTTGGTACAGAGGCTGAGTTCTGGAAACTGCTTGCCCTGATGAAAATCGGCAGCAATATCAAGATTCCCAAGCGGCAGTTCCTCGGCACGACACCTGAAGTGGAGAAAACAATAACCGAAATCATAGAGGAAAATCTGACCGAGTATTTCAATCACGGATTGATTGTCGGCGGCACTCGGTCATCCAAGTAAACTTGATGACACTCGCTGGCACGACAATTCAACAATTTAGACATCAAGCAGAAATGAGAAAAGAATTATACAACGCTATCAAGGAGAAACTGACAACAGACGTGCCCGAAGTTGCGCACATCGACCTGTGGAACCACAACGTGGAATTCATCGAGCAGGAGGAGGGCTGGGAACGTCCAGCCGTGTTCGTGGAGATAGCCGCCATCAACTGCTCACCGTTCCAAGGCAGGGGACATCGTGGAAAAGGAGTGGTGCGCCTGCACATCGTTACAGACTGGACGGAAGGCGGGCAGGGCGCAGCTTGGGACCTAAGCAATAAAATCCATTCTACCCTCGAAGGGCTGAACGGTGAGCGTTTCAACGGCATGACACTCGTCGCAATAGACACCAACCACAACCACGAGGACATATTGGAGAGCATAGACAGCTACGAGGTGCGCTACCTGATGACGGAATAAACGCCCCGTGTCGCAACAAAGAAGCCCCGACGGACAATTTGCCGTCGGGGCTTTTTCGTGCGCACAGGTTGGAAATAAACGCAGTCAGACAGCCTCCTTCTTGAACAGCATCATGTCTGTGTACGAGGCGTTGTAGTTCATGTGCGCATTGAACTCAATCTTGGCGGCATTCTCAAACGGATTGCCGATGGACCGGTTAAGCCCCAGCCACTCGCACAGTTCGAGGATGGAGGACTTATTGGAGGTGAAATAGACAAAGGAATGACCGGTAAGGACATTCAGCACGTCCAGATAATCAGACATTTTCCAATACATATTGTAGGTGCCTACCTCCGTGGAAAGATAAGGAGGGTCCACGAGGAACACCACGCCCGGCGTGTCTTTGTATCGGTTGAAGAGTTCCTTGTAATCACAGGAGGTGATTTCAAGTCCGTCAAGATAATCGGAACAGAGGGGATAGTCATTCTTTCTGATACTGTTGTAAAGTACTTCCTTCCTCATTTCAGCCACGCTCAGACGGTATTTCATTGAGAACATAATCGACGAGGACAGCGTAATGAAATCAACATACCCGACCGCTCTCTCTTCCTGCTCGATACGGGCGAAGATACGCTCCCTCAACTCGCCGGTGATGGGCTTGTTGCGCGGCACTTTGTCCGCTACGATACTGCGCAGGTCGGCTATCAGCTTGTTGGTCTGTGGAATGTGCTGCAGTCGGCTGCGATAGTTGTCGAAGTCATTGTAAACCACTGTCGATTCAGGTTTTGTACGCTTGGCAATGTGCGAAAGCAGCCCGGACCCTCCGAACAAATCCACGAACACGGTGTCTGCAGGGAATTGCCCCAATATCTTTATAAACTCCCTGACGAACATTCTTTTCTGCCCAACGAAAGGCAACGGGGCTGACTTATACATACGGCTCATACGTTCAAGTCAAATTTGATGTCCTCATTCCCGGCAAGGAGCTGCTCCGTCCGGCTGATGTTGTTCTCGTAAATATGCACATTGCCTATGTTGAGCGTGATAGACTTCAGCGGCAACTCTATCTGCCTTGCCATAAGGTAAAGGTGATAAATGTCAGCAGGAAGTCCGAGGTTTGCATCGCTGCTTCGCTGATAGGCGGTAAGTACAAGTTCCCCCTGTTCAATTTGGAACTGTACGAGGCTAAGGCATGGTGCCTGATTACTTTCTGCGTCTGTTGAGCCAAGGAACAGGACATAGTTCTTGCTGCTGCGCTTTTCACGATTTATTTTCTCAATCAACGGTGGTAATTTCTCCAAATAGGTGGGATAACTGTTCACAAGAACCGGACCGCAGTAGTCCCACCAGTTGATACCTGCTTCTCTGTATTTTTCAACGTTTCGCTCTCCCTGCATAAAAAGCCTAAGTTCGTTTTTCAGTTTTTTTCTGGCAATTCCATGACTCTCGAATATATCGAGCAAATCGCTGGGAGTGAATGTCAGCTGTTCATTGAGCAGGTAGCGGATAGTCCCCTTCCTGTTGGTCTGCGCCTTTCCTGACACAAGAATCTTTTGTAGAATTTGGTAATACTTGTTCATATTTCGTCTTTTTGCTTGTTGGTACAAAGATAGCCATGCCCACATAGACGAAAGAACAATGCCTGTAAATCACACTGCAGATGGTGTGCAGTCGCTTTGGAAATACTTGATAAGCCCATACACCTTCCGTTCGCTCACGGCATACCTGTCAGAAAGCACAGCCACAATGTAGGATACCTTTTCGCCTTGTTTAAGTAATGTGGTATAGTCGCTGTATAAGTCTACAAACTCCTCATCTTCCAAACGAATACCTGCTATTCGCAGCCTTTTTATAAGCTCCCTGTTAAATTTCAAGACCTCTATTATCTTCATCTTCACAAAAATTTGTATCTTTGCAACGTCTCACTTATTATTGCGCATTCAGTGCAAACATAAAAATAGCTCACAGCGTGAGCGAGGGTATCGGCCCCCGGTCATGCGCTGTGAGCGTTTTATGTTCTAATAGTAAGTGAGACGACTATTTTAACAGGCCGGGGGCTTTTTATATCCCTCCCCCGAAGGGACTCCATCAACTATCTGCTATACTTGAAATAGTTGCTGTCAAGCAATCGCACGCTCCAATAGTAGCATAGTGCAATGGCGGCTATCCACAGAGCTTTTGCAGGTGCGAAACTGCACTTTCCTATCTTCCGAAAGCAGTTCAGGAACAGGTGGCCATCGGCAGCCTTGCGGTCGCTTTCACTGCCCCCACGGTCGTAGTCATCGCCGTGAATACAGCATACCGCATAGAACAGCTTGGCATAGGGTGGCTTGAACCATCTGAAGATACCACTCTGACAACCACAGCCCTTACTCATGACCTGCCTCCTTCTTGTATGCCGACCAGTTGATGGCGTTCTTTTCCTTCCAACCATTGGCCAGAGAGGACTGGATATAAGTCATCGTCTTGACGTAGAAATCCGTCAATTCGTCGAGCGTTTCAAACTTGCGGTACTGCGGCTGCTCGTCTGTCCCGAATTTGAAGGTAACGGGCATGGTTGCCCCTGCGGTCTGTATGGCAAGGTCGTATGCCGATTTATAGTTGAACTGGTTTTCGGACGACAGCCATACAGCCATATCCTCGTAGGTGAATCCCGAAAGTATGGCTTCATCTACCTTAGCATTGTACCATGCTATTATGATGCCCTTTACTTCCTCCAGTTCCGGCAGGTGGTCAAACTCGTGTTCCATATAATCTGCCGAGCCATCATCTTTTTGCTGCACGTCCCAACGCACACGCCATTTTCCTCTTGCCGGGTTGGTCAATCGAGCAGCCTCACACCGGCACTTCCTTGTACTCTAATCATAGTGCAGCAAAGCTAAAGAATAAGCCAAATAAGCGCGGCAAAGACACCACCACCTACCGATAGCGCCCATTCAGTCCAGTCATAGAAGTTGCTGTACATTTTGTCCTTTATTTCAAGACATGTGGCAGCCACAACAGCCGAATAGAGTGCTGCCCAAGGCGAACAGGCGAGCAATCCCACCATAAACCCACCGATAAGGTGCTTGTAGTGGTTTGATTTTTTGAGAAATTGGATAATTTTCTTCATAATTGTTTGATTTTTGATGGTTTATTACTATATTTGCACCGAAGAAGCATTGGGTGTGTGGGCAGACCTTGCGTATAGAGCATAAGATGCCGCCACTTGATGCTTCTTTATTTTATGTGTCCTTGTACTCTAATCATATTTTGAATTGTTTTGTGTTATTTTCTTCGCTCTTTGTTTGGAGTTTGAGAAATAATGTTTATATTTGCAGTGAGGATTCCGTAGCTAATGACTACCGATTCCTCGCCAGAAGGAGGAATGAGCAATCATTCCTCTAACTTTTTGTACAATACTTCCAATTTCTCTCCCTCCTTCAACCACACTTCTGTGATACGCTGTCCGTCCTTTATTCTCTGATAAATGACGCGTTTCATGTACGCTTCGGTCAAATCAGGCTTATCAATAATTAGTCTATCCGATTGTTTCAATCCATCATTCAGCATATTTCGGAATGCCCGCTTTGGATTGTCGGAAGTAAATCCCTCGTGTTCGTACCACTTGCCATCGATGAGCAGGTCAGGGCATTTGCCCTCGTACTTTGTTCCCATGAGCGAGTGGTAGATATTCTGATAGACGAACTTCTGTGGTCGGGACATCTTGGGAGTAAGCCTTGCCTGTTGTCCCTGCCTGGCAAAGAATTCGGCAACCTGCATGAGTTTATGATGGTCGCTATCGGCAGGATTGACCAAGTGATGTACCTGTACCCTGCCTCCACTGGGATATTGCCTTTTCGTTTCAAACCTCTGGCTCTCGCACATTCTAATGAGCCTGCACGCTGCGCATAGCTCATTGTCCGGCACGAAAGCGAGCGTTGTCTGGCCCTTGGCCAAATCACAGTCGTTGCACCGCCTGATGGTGTACTGATTATAGTCGGGTACGGTTTTCTGTTCCCTGCCGGCATTGAATCGGAATATTCCCTTTGTATCGCTCTGCAGGGCTTCCTCACCCCGTGCCATCGCCTCGTCGTGTGGCGTAAGAGGGTACTTGGACTTACGCACTTGCACCACAGTACACCGGCAGCCCCAGCCGTTGGGTGGGTAATAGGATTCCCAGAACGGGTCGGACATCGGCAGTGTAACGCCATTGAGGGCAGCGTGTTCCGGGCGCACCTTGCTGTCTCCTGCAGTCCGGTACTGGAGGTTGTAGCGGTCTCCGTCCTCTGCGTACTGCTCCCATTTGGCAGCCATCTCGGCAGATGACTGGACGAAGTTATACTCGGCACGGAGATAATTCCGGTTGTATGTGGTGTCTATTGTTTTAACGTCATTCAAAAAGCGTTCAAACGGCTTCCGATTGCCATTCTCATCGATGAGCGACGGGAATGCCTCATTCAGTTCATGGAAAGTCTTGAGCCCTGAGAAAATATAGTTGGAGCGTTCAAGCCTTCTGCGCATACCCTCGGACATCTTGACCGTTCTGAAGGAAGTGTCCAGAACGGAGGCGTGGGTTCCGATAAACTCCTGCGCCTGGTCAGATGCAAGGATATTGATGTCAAGCGTCGCCCCTTTCTGCTTGAAAAGTGCTGACATCATATCTTTGAAAGCCTTGGTAAGTTTTGCTTGGACTTTATCCTCGGTTTCCTTGTCGAGTGTCAGTGTGTGGTGGGCAGACTGTAGGATTTCCCTATACCGGCAGTGCAGCCCCACGTAGTCAGTGGGGCTCAATCGAAAAAAGGGTGTACATTTTTCTGCTGCTTTTTCTTATCGGACTCTTTTCCTTTTTGGTCGTCGTTATTTTGCGGCTGCACTTGAGAATCGGAACGAGTTTTATTTTTCTCGTTAGTACGGGAATTGTCGTCCGGGTCTTCCTGTGGCTCCATTACAGGCATATTGTTCCGACGCTCTCCCACGGGCATGGAATATTTCTCCGCGAAGTAAGCCGGGTCCACCTCGTAGCGGTCAGCCACCATCGTCTCGTATGCCACCTGCTGCTCCGGCGTGAAATCAACGGAGTAGTCCCAGTCGAATCGAAAGCCCTTGAGCGGGAAGCCGTGGGCGACCATTCGTGGAATGAGCTGGTTATTAACAATGTCACGCAGCATATCGGCATCCTCTTCCACAAGGTTTTGAAACACCTGTAAGTGGGTCTGACTTTGTGAAAGACTGCTGCCGTCCTCAATGGTCATGGTCTGTCCGATGATGAGTTTCGAGAGTTCTGAGTTGGCACGGTCTATGCGCTGGTTATAGACATTGTAGGCATCGCCACGTGTGGATTCAATGAACTCAAGTTCGGTGTCCAGTGGCATGACGGCGGTCTGCGAGGCACCCGCCTCGATGAGCATGCGGTTCAACCGGTCTATCTCCTTGCTATCACGCGAGGCAGTCTTAGCTATGCGCATGGGCATGCCGAAAATTTCGCCGAAGGTGTCCCAGAAAGCGAGCATATTTTTCTTTGGGATAGTGTGCTGCGCAGCTTTTAAGAACAACCCGAGATTGTCTGGCTGTCCCGCCTCTATGAGCCAGCTGGAAAACGGCGGCTTGCGGTAATCAATTCCCGTGTTCCAGTTTTGCCCAAGGTCGCTCACGACACGCCCATATTCAGGAATAACATGCTTGCGCGGTATAAGCCGAACGCCACTGTAGCAGGCGCACCCGTCGCCGTCCTGCACCACCTCTCCGAGTTCAATGAGCGAATGCCCCCAATATACGGAGTCGAGCACCTGCGTGCACAGTTGCTTGAACCACGACTGGTCAAAGAAATGCAAGGCCTCTTTGTTTTCATTTTCTTTGGCGTCGACGATCTTGAAGGTTTTTGCCATGACAAAGCCCTGTCGTTGCCGCACGCATCCTGAAAGATGTGCGTCTACCTCCGCGTCACGATAGATGTCGTACAGCCGTTGCCTGTTGGGATTCTGTATGTCAATCGCCAGCTGCCATGCCCTGCGCCAGTCAGCAATGTCTTTTCTGGTGAGTGCGTCGGTGGTCTGCTGTAGCGTCATCACGACATGTTTCATTCGTTTACGGTCATCTTCCTTGGCAAGATTGAAACTTCCGTAGGGGGTATGTATGACGTTCGTTTCCTGTCGTCTTCCAAGTGTGCTGAATATTCTCTTTATATCCATGATGGTTTCTTTCTATTTTTAGTTCACGAGTTAACAAGTTTACAAGTTCACGAGTTAATTCATAATTAAGAATTCATAATTCATACTTTTAGTTGAGAGTTGAGAGTTGATGAGTCGTTAGTAAAATTATGAATTATGAATTATCATGAGTTTACCAGTTATTTCTTAAAGGTTTCTGTGAGTGAAAGACGACCCCGACACCTGACGGCTCCCCTGTCGCATCCACGCAGACGGGCAGGTCAGGCACTATCTTTCCCGCCTGTACGCCTTCCAGCCATTTCACGGCACGCTCGTAGCGTTCCTTCCGGATCTCACTGCCCATCTTCTGTGGCATAACCGAAACCATGTGATAGAGGGCTATGTCGCAGGTGTACATAACGATAAGCTTGTTGCGCTCGTCACCTTCTGCATCGAATACCGCCTTGCAGTCGTAAACCGGCCGTAGGTAGCTTGAAATTTCCTCCTGTGCTTCACTCTCCGCATTGGCACGGTTCTTGGCAGAGGTCTGCGATACGGTCTTCAGTGCTGCCTCACCAATAACTACCCTGTAGTCTTCATCTGTGATAAACATGAGTTTGTATTTTTTAGTTTACGAGTTTACGAGTTTACGAGTTAAAAGAGCCTCTCCCCCTTCCCCTCCCCAAAAGGGAGAGGAGTAGTTAGCTTGGCATGTTTTTATTTTTTTTTAGTTTACGAGTTTATGAGTTTCGTGTTTAGTGTTACCAATTATGAATTATGAATTATGAATTATGAATTGCTCACCATCCTACCATGAATTTTTGGCGGTCGGTCTTTTGCCGAACACCGGTTGAAAACTTTCCTGCCTTGCGTTGCGCTGCAGTATCCATATCGCCCCCTCATCTGCGTCAGGCGCATCGTCGTGTACACGGCTGCCACGTTCAAGGGCCAGTGTCTGCTCTATGCCTACCTGCATGTCCGGCGAATCCTTGAGCTTCTCATTATAGAAGACAAAGCCGCGTTCCCACAGCGGACTGACAGCCTCGATGCGCTGTATCTTCTCCGGCTTCTTCCGTTTGTCGGGCATAATCGGCAGGTGGTATCCACGCAGGTTGCCCTCCACGGCGAACTCGTCAAAAATGACGTCCTGCATGAAGTTTGCCTCCATAAAGAAGAGTATGGTCACTTTGTCCCTCGTCCGCTCGTAGAGGTCATAGAGCCACCGTACCATACCCCCGACCGTGTCCTGCCGTACATAGCAGTCGATGAGGTGCAGCTCATTCCCTATCTTGCCCCACAGCCGTGAAGCCTTGTAGTCGTTGGCTGTGGTCGATTTGAAAGACGGGTCGGTATAACACACGAGCATATCATACTTCCGTAGTGCCGGCATAGGCTTATACCTTATCCAGTCGGCACGGAAGATGGTGCCGTCCACGATGGGGTTGTGCATCATTTCCTTCTCCCACGCCCGATAGCCCACGAAGTCGCGGTACTCCTGTGCGTCTTCCTTGGTCCATTTCTCCTTCCATACCGGCTCCCCGTTCTTATCGACGGCCTGAACCTTCGAGACAAACACGCCCCTTGTGGCTGCAATGTTGGCCAAGACTGAGGTCTTTGAGATGAGGTTTCCCACCATGAGGAAACGTCCGCGCCCAACATCGAGCGCACCGAATAGTGCCTCCTTTACCCAGTCGGTGAGGTCGTGCACACGCTTCTCGTTACGGCAGAGCTCGTCATCGTCAAGGTCATCGATGACAATGTAGTCAGGACGTGCCTCACGCTCACGCAGTCCGCGCGGCGACTGGCCACGGCCAACGGCGAGGAACTTCACGCCGGAGGAGGTCTTGAACTCGCCTGCAGTCCATAGTCCGAGGTTCTTCTGCTGGCCGAAGTCAGCGATGATGCGCTGATTATATTCCAGTTCTGCCTGAATATCTCCAAGCAACCGGTTTGCGCTGTCCTGCGATTTGCCCACTACGACCATGAAATTGATGAGCCGCTTGGGACGCAGCATCAACCACAGCGGCATGAATATGTCAAAGTGAGTGGACTTGGCGTGTCCGCGCGGCCACATGAACACCGCCTTAAGGTTAGGAGTTTCCATGACCTTGCGCGCAGCTTGGTTGTGGAACGGTGCGTTGTGTACGGTGCGAACCACCTCTCCCGTTGTCTTGTCGCGCAGGGTGAGGAAATGCGGGAAATAATACTCACAAAAAGCGGCATAGTTGGCCAACAGCCTTTTCTTGCGTTTGTCCTTCTGCTCAGGTGTCTCATTGGCAAGAACAGCGGTATCAGTAATGGACTGAATGCGTTTGCAATGTTCTTTCCATTGATCAAATGCTTGTTTCTTTTCTAATGCTGTAGCCATACTTATTCTACTTTATACCCATCTGTTCGGTGAGATACATATCCTGAAATTTATTGATGGTTTTGATGAGTTCCGGCGTTACAGAGGGGTCGATGGTTGCGCGGTACTCCAGCCACTTGGAGAATGCCATAAAGACCTCTATCGCATCCACGACATTTGCCTTCTTGTCGAGCTTCTCGATGACGGAGGACAGTTTGGCGAGCTTGTCGCCCAGCCCTGCTATGAGCGAGGGGTCTTCCGACTCGTTCACCTCGGTTATCAACTTGTCTATGGTGAGCAGCAGTTTGTTCACCAGCTCGGGGCGCGTCACGTTCTTGGCCGCCCGCGCCTCTTTCCAACCATCCGCATTGCACCACTTGGATATGGTAACCCTTGACACCTCTACTTTCTCCGCTATCTCGTTCTGCTCCATTCCTGCAAGGTAGAGAGAGCGTGCCAGTGATTTTTTCTTTTCTGTTTCTGCTTTTGTCATAAATCGGTTTGTTGCTTTACCATGCAAAATTGCCTTATTTTATTGAGGTTGCAAAAAAAAGATGCAGTCACTTCATAGAAGCGTGTAGTGGTTTCATACTTTTTTGGTAGTCAATGATTTATGACGTAATATTGCAGTCAAAATTGAATATGAAACGCAAATGGGAAAACGTGTAAGAATATCAAATGACAGCCTGAACAGCTATGGGTTCAGAGTGCTGACGAGCGGCATGGACGTGGCGCAGTACAACCGCAACCCCGTACTGCTCTATATGCACGAGCGCGGCAACGTGGTGGGTTATGTGAAAGACCTGAAGGTGGAGAACAATGAGGTAACCGGTGAACTGATGTTTGACTGTGCTTCTGAATTGAGCCAACGTTGCAAAAAACAGTTCGAGTTCGGAAGTCTAAGAATGGTGAGCGCCGGTCTGGAGATACTTGAGATGAGTGAGGACAAAGACCTGCTTGTACTCGGGCAGACACGTCCCACCATCACCAAAAGCAAGCTATTTGAGGTAAGCGTTGCTGATGTCGGTGCCAATGATGATGCCCTCGTGCTTCATAAAGACGGAAAAAGAATAACCCTCGGCAGGGACGGAGATTGCCCGCTGCCGCTTTTGAATAATATTAACAAACAAAAAACAGAAGAAATGGAAAACAAGACCATCGCCCTGAATTTGGGGCTGCCGGAAACGGCAACCGAGGCTGAAATCTCCGCCAAGATTGCCGAGTTGAATGCCGTCAAGGAACAGAACGCGTCTCTGCTTCAGGAAAAAGAGAAGCTCACCTTGGCGAGAATCAACAGCCTTGTCGAGCAAGCTATCGCCGACAAACGCATTGAGTTAAACAACAAAGACCAGTTTGTGGAGCTGGGCAAGAAGATTGGCGCGGAAGAGCTGGAGAAGACGCTCCTGGTGCTGCACCCTGCCGTACGCCTGTCCTCCGTATTGGGACATCAGGGCGGTGCTCCTGACAGCAAGCAGGAGATTACGAAACTCAGCCAGGTGCCGGCCAGCCAGATTGCCACCTTGCGCTCGGAGAATCCCGAGGAATACAAACGCCTGTACAAGGCTGAGTATGGCATCGAGTGCCAGATATAAACAAAACAATTCATACTAAAACTATAAGAAAAATGAACAGACTCATGAAAACAGTTCTCGCACTGCTATTCAATGCGATAGTAGGTGCCGTCATTGCTCAAATGCTTGGCTTGCCTGCCATGGTGGGCGCGTTCACCCTCAACTTGGTGGCTGCCATGGTGGGCGCCATGCCAAAAGGCGCACTCCGCGCTGGAGTATTTACAGAGATATGGACCGGCGAGCTGGTGAAAACCCTGCGCAGAGGCCTTGAAGGCTCATGGCTCGACGGCGTGCCAGACCAGAGTACCATCACCAACAACGACGTCATTCACCTCGTCGACGTAGGGGTCGACCCTGACGTGCTGGTCAACAACACCACCTATCCCATACCACTGCAGGCCTTGGACGACAAAGACATTGCCATCAAGCTCGACAAGTTCCAGACAAAAGTCACACCCATCACCGACGACGAACTATATGCCGTCAGCTACAACAAGATGGCACGCGTGAAAGAAAGTCACGGCAACGCCATCAACGATTCAAAATTCGCCAAGGCTGCCCATGCGCTCTGCGCTCAGAAAAACAGCGCCACCACGCCCGTGCTCACCACCACCGGAGAGCGCGACGCGGAAACCGGTCGCCTGCGCCTCCGACCAGAGGACCTTGTGGCCATGAAGCGTGCGTTGGACAAGATCAAGGTGCCGGCAGAAAACCGCCGTCTTGTGCTCTGCCCCGACCACGTCAACGACCTGCTGCTCGCCAGCCAGAACTTCCGCGAGCAGTACAACATCGATCGCGGAACGGGTAAGGTGGGCAAGCTCTACGGTTTCGACATCTTCGAGTATGCCAACACGCCACTCTATACGCAGGCTGGCATCAAGAAAGCACTTGGCGCAAACGCCGAGAAGGGTGAGTTCCAATGCTCGTTCGCCTTCTACACGCCACGCGTGTTCAAGGCCACTGGTTCGACCAAGATGTATTACAGCGAGGCCTCGACAGACCCAGAGTATCAGCGCAATAAAATCAACTTCCGCCATTATTTCATCTGCATGCCTAAAAAGACTGATGCGGGCGTGGTAATGGCAAGTGGCTATAAAGAAACCGCATGATGAGCAAGCCGATGAAATATCTCGTCATCCATTGCACCGCCACGCCGGAGGGGCGCGAGGTGTCCGCGGCTGAGATACGCCGATGGCACACCGCGCCACCACCGGCAGGCAGGGGGTGGAGACACGTGGGCTACACAGACCTCATTCATCTTGACGGCACCATCGAGCGGCTGGCGCCCAACAACGAAGACGACCGTGTAGACAACTGGGAGATTACCAATGGTGCGGCAGGGTACAACAGCGTGAGCCGGCACATCGTGTATGTGGGCGGATGCGACAGCCACATGCACCCTAAGGACACCCGCACGCCGGCACAGTGCGAGGCGCTCAAGCGATACGTCCTCGAGTTCCACAGCCGGTTCCCACAGATACTCATCGTAGGACACCACGACCTCAACCCCGCCAAGCAATGCCCCTCGTTCGACGTGGGCCAGTGGATAGCCGGGATAGGCATACGGCAAACGTTCAATCAGCATTCATAACACAGAGCAATGGGAGACACGATATTTCAAATCCTGCAATGGGCAATCCCATCGGGCGGTATCGGCGCCGCCATTGCCTGGATCGCCAACCGACGCCTCAGAACCGTCGAGGAGAAAAAAAAGATAGAGGATACCTACAAGCAGATGTACGACATGGTGAGCCGTGAGCTCATCAGTCTGCAACAGCAAAACGAAACCAACTATGACAAAATTGAGAATCTTCGCACCGATGGCGACAAGATGCGACGGGCGCTCAACCGCCTCTCACGGGCCATCGAGGCTATTCAGATATGCCCTCATCGCACTACTTGCCCTGTCAGCGTGGAGCTGTCGCTCGACCAAGACAGTGACACGCCAAAGTCTGCACGGGGAAAGCCTACGCCTGCAAAGGGACAGCCTCACCCAGACGGTCACCCAAACATGGCAGAAACCAGTGAGGGTGCCCATGTCAACAGTCGGTCTCAGGCTGACACTCGACAGCATCAGATCTCTGCCACCGGGAGCGGCGTACACAGCAAGGGAAAAACAGGCGGCCGTCAAACTCCAAAGGAAACCGGCAACGGCGAATGAGCCTGAGCAAATCATCATTGAGGCACAATGCGACTCACTGCTACTGGTAGCCGCAAGTTACTCAAAGAACATCATCACGCTCAAACGGCAACTCAATGAGGCGAACAGGTTGAACAGCGAGTTGAAGGAAACGGCAAAGGAGCGTGCTTCGCCCAGTCTTAAAATTATATGCTTCGCCTTTATCGCCGGGGTGGCGGCCGGCATAGTAATAAAAACAATCAAAATATAAAAAAATGACAGAACACAAAGTAGTGGATGGAACTGACCTAATCCTCTCTGTAGGAGGCAGTGCCCTTGGCTTCTCTACCGGCTGCAAGATCACAACAACTACCGAGACCGGTGAGCGCGTGACAAAGGAAGCCAGTTCAGGGAAATGGAAGGAGAAATACGTAAAGAGTTTCTCGGAAAGTATTTCTGCCGATGGTTTCGTAATTGCCGATGGTTACAACACCTATGCAGAACTTAAAAAACTACAGCTCAAGGGCGAACCTGTGGATGCAAGTTACGGCGGAAGGGACAATGTAGGCCCGAGCGGCAGTGGCAAGTATATCATTACGTCTCTTGAACTCGATGCTCAGGCTGGAGACGACTCGAAGTATTCGATTCAACTGGAAAATACAGGCAAGGTGGGTGACGCCACCAAACCTGGAACTGTAGGTGGATAATCAAAAATGGAAATCATGGACAACAAGAAACTCAACAAACTGAGAATTGCAGGAAAGGAATATCCCTGTCGTGTAACCATGGGAGCAATGGTACGTTTCAAAAATGAAGCTGGCAAGGACGTGAGTGAGCTCAAACAGACCGATATATCGGAGCTGGTACTCTTTATCTTTTGCTGCGTCAAGAGTGCATGCCATGCGGATAAAGTTGATTTTGACATGGATTTCGAGATGTTTGCCGACTCACTGGAGCCGGACAGTGTCAATTCCTTTTACGAGGATATGGCTGCCTCGCAAAAAAAAACGGAGAATCTCGTGCGGGGCAAGTAAGCATTGACGAATTGCTTGGAATAGCCTTGGGGTGCATCGGGATGAGCAGGGATGACTTTGAACGGTGTACCCCTTTCGAGTTCTATGAAGCATGGAGTCGATGGGGGCAACAGCATAGGGATAAGGAGCGTGCCGATTGGGAACGGACAAGGATGATGGGTATGTTTTTTATTCAGCCGTATGTGAAAGGTAAATTGACGGCTCATGACGTTCTCCCATTTCCATGGGACGAGGATGAGAATCTAACCAAGAAAGAAAAGATCAGTAAAGAAGAATTCATCAAGCGTTTTGAGGAAGCTAAACAACGCAATGGATTAAAGTAGCATTAACAAATGGCAAAGGCAGTAGAATTTCAAATCAAGATAAAAAGTGTCGATGGTAACGTTTTGAAAAACCTTACCGTAGAAGCCACAGGACTTGATGAGGCCTTGGATAAGGTGGGAGAAACGGCACGAAATACAGGCTCACAGCTGAAAGAGATGGCAGCGAGGAGCATGATATTCGAAGGTGCGATGCGATCAATCGAAACTCTCCGTGATATGGTTGGAGGACTCGCCGCTCCATTCAACAGTTTTGAAACTGCCATGCGGAGTGCCAACACAATGGCAGGCAAGAGCGGAGAGGATTTCGACGCGCTTTCTGATAAGATTGTCGGCTTGAGCAAGAAAATACCATTGGCTCGTGAGGAACTTGCCAACGGATTATACCAAACAATATCCAACGGTGTTCCAGAGGACAACTGGATAGAATTCTTGGATCAATCAAGCAAGGCTGCTGTCGGCGGACTTGCCGATTTGGGACAGACCGTAACGGTAACATCAACCCTCATCAAAAACTATGGGTTGAATTGGGATAAAGCCGGGGCTATACAGGACAAAATACAGATGACCGCCAAAAACGGTGTTACGAGTTTTGAGCAGCTTGGTCAGGCATTGCCCCGTGTCAGCGGAAGTGCCTCTCAATTGGGTGTGGAAATGGATGAGCTTATGGCAGTCTTCGCCACTACCACCGGTGTTACCGGTAATACGGCAGAAGTTTCTACCCAGTTGGCGGCTGTTCTGAATGCGCTTATCAAACCGTCTGCGGAAGCGACACAGGCAGCGGAGGCTATGGGCATAGGCTTCAATGCTGCAAGCGTACAGGCTGCAGGAGGGCTTGAGAACTTCCTATTGGGGTTGGATGCAAGCATTCAGGAATATTCAGCCAAGACCGGACAGCTCAGTGAAACTATCTATGGACAGCTGTTCGGCAGCGCGGAGGCATTGCGTCTGCTCGGTTCCTTGACTGGGGAGCAGAAAGACAAATTCTCGGAGAATATTGGAGCAATGGCTGATTCTGCCGGTACGATTGATGAAGCCTTCAATGAGATGGCAAGCACGGGAGACAGTGTCGGACAAATGCTTAAGAATCAAGTGCAGTCCATGCTTGACTGGGCGGGTTCCTTGGCAAGTACCTCTGCCCCCTATATGGAAATGATAGCCAACACGGGACTGGCGTTAATGAGTATGGCACAACTGAAAGGCGGTTTGGTGGCCGTTGTGTCTGGATTGAGGGCTGTCAAGATTGCCACTCTCGCACAGGCTGCAGCCTCAAAGATTGCCGTGCTTGCTTCCAATGCTTGGAAGATAGCACAGATAGCACTGAATTTCGTGCTGAGTGCCAATCCCATTGGCATAGTCATTATGGCGATAGCCGGACTGGTAGCCATATTGGTGGCAGCCTATAACAATAGTGAGACCTTCCGCAACATCTGCGACCAAGTATGGGCTGTGGTAAAAGACTTGGCTTCCGCTGTATGGGACTTCCTTGTGAAAGCCTTTGAAAAGGCAAGTGCTGTCATCAAGGAGGCTTGGGAATGGGTAAAGAAGTTCTTTGGCATAGATGACAGCGGTCCTGCAAAACAGACAGGAGGAATAGAAAAGCAGACCAAGGCGCTGAAAGAGAACACGAAGGCAAAGACCGAGAATGCACAGGCGGCACTCAAAGGGAACAAGAAGTTCAATTCTCCTGTCAAAAAAGACAAAGATAAAAAGAGGAACAAGGACCTGTATGACGGAAAGAAACTCATAGCCAACGCCACGAGTTACAAGGAGCTTGGCAACAACATCCAGTTTTATCAGAACAAACTCGAAACGACCAAGGGCTCCGAGACCAAGACTATCGCCCTCTATGCCCAGAAAATAGCCATGCTCCAAAAGCAGCAGGAAACCATCAGCCGTATTCAGGATATGGCTGCACGCCCTACGGAGCTGAAATCCCTTGAAGACATCAACAATGAGATAGCCTACCAGCAGACACTCCGGGAGCGTGCCACGAAATCAGACCTTGCCGGGATAGACAAGGAAATACAGCGTTTGAACGACCTTAAAACGGCATTTGAACGCAGTGCGCACATAGATGTAGGCATTGACAAGATAAAGACATACAAACAGCTGGAGGAAGAGATACAGTTCTACTCAGACTTGCTGAAGACCGCCACGGAAGAGGAACGTATCGAAATACAGAAGCAAATCAATGCTTTGAATGACCTGCGCAAAAAGTGGGACGATACACTGGACGAGCTGAAAAAGCCTGAAGATATTTCAAGGCTGGACAGCATAGAGGAGCTGGATACAGCTATCAGCTACTACCAGTCCAAACAGAAAAAGGCAAGTGCCTCGGAAATATCCGAGATAGAGCGTACCATTATGGCACTGGAGAAAAAGCGTGATGCCATGAAACAGCTGACACGTATCCCTGAACTGCAGGACGAGGTGGGCAAGCTCAATGGTATGAACGGCAGGGAACTTACGCTGGAACTTCAGGTAATGGGCTTGGATGGAGTGAAGAAGCGTATCAAGGAGCTGCAGGATATGCTCTCTGATGCGAAGAACCCAATGGACGAAAGTCAGCGTGCTGAAGTGAACAAACTTGTCAAGAGTTATGAGAACTACCAGAAGATACTTAAAAAGAGTAATGTTACGGTAGAGAATTCGTGGAGTTCTCTCAAAGGCATAGGTGGCGGTATCTCTTCACTGACAGATGCTCTTGAGGGCAATCGAGGAGCTTGGGAAACCATTGTCAGTGTAGTGGACGCAGCTATACAGATTTATCAGGGGGTAAACAGTATTATAGCAATCATCAAAGCGCTGATAGCGGCAACGGAAACTTCCAATGCCGTCGTGGCGGCCAGTGGCGTTGCGACAGCTACCGCCACGGCAACCAAAGTTGCTGCTGCCCCTGAAGAGATTGCCGCTGCGACGGCATCCACGATTGCAGTCAAGACTCAAGCTATGGCATACCGGGAACTTGCAGCTTCCAAGTTCATGGCAGCGCATGCGGGCATTCCTTTCGCAGGTGCGGGTATCGCTGCCGGCTTTATCGCCACGATGCAAGGATTAGTGGCCTCAGTTGCCGTCACACCGTTTGCTAATGGAGGTCTGGTGTACGGACCGACCCTCGCCCTTATGGGAGAGTATGGTGGTGCAAGATCTAATCCAGAAGTAATAGCTCCGCTCGACAAACTGAAATCCTTGATAGGCGACACCGGCAGTGGGTTCAGCGGTAAGCTGGAGGCAAGGCTCCGTGGGCGGGACATCGTGATTGCCTTGGCCAACGAGACCCGCATCAGCAGGAAGAAAACAAACATTAGATTATAGGGCGGTTCTACAAATCAGCATTGTCAGACCGCGACCCTGTTTTTGGTGGTCAATTTGTTTGTGAATGAAGGAGTATTGTTTTTCAAACCTCAAAGTTCAAAGTTACATGTACATACACGGACATTTCTACAACCAGCTCAACGAGCGCATAGAGGTGCATATCCTCACGAAAGGCAGCCATACGCCAGACATAGAGATAGGGGCAAAGGATAGCGGCATCAGCTGGACCGACGACCCCGTGGACATCACGAGCCAGGTCAGCGACACCTTCGACGTGCTGCTCTGTCAACAGGCGAGCGTGAGGCTGCTCACAAAAAATTTCGTGCCCGACTTCTTCTCCGCGTCATGCCGCGACGTGGTGGTCAACATCTATCGGGAGGGGGAATGTCTCTTTGCCGGATTCGTGGAGCCACAGACTTACTCGCAGGGATATAACGAGGAACAGGACGAGATTGAGCTGAGCTGCATCGACATACTCACGGCGATGCGGTATGCCAAGTACCAGGACGTGGGAACGTTGGGGGTGGCATACGCTGGCATCAAGGCCACGGCAAAACAGCGCACTATGGCAGACATCATCATCCAAATGCTCAGAGACATCACCAAGGGGGTCGATGTAAAGGGACAGGGAAAGGTGGCATTATTATATGACGGAAGCCGCGCTGTCGACAGCCTCGAACAGGGCAAATATTCGCTTTTCAGCCACCTTTCCGTCAATGAGCTGCTCTTTCTTGGCGATGACGAGGATGAGGTGTGGCAGCAGGACGAAGTGCTCGAGGAAACACTCAAATACCTCAACCTACACATCAGGCAAGAGGGCTTCGCCTTCTACATCTTCGCATGGGAAAGCGTAAAAGGAGAGTCACCCATTAAGTGGAAAGACATCGTCCGTGGACAAGAAACAGTCACCACAAGGCAATGCGTGGACATCAGCAACAGCAACGTCGTCGGCGAAGACACTACCATCAGCGTTGGAGAGGTCTACAACCAGCTGCTGCTCACATGCAAGACCGAGAGCGTGGAGAACGTCATCGAGAGCCCGTTTGACAACAACACATTGGGAAGCCCCTACAACGCCAAGCAAAAATATATGACCGAGTACAGTTGCGATGGAGAGGGAAACTCCTCCATCGACGCTTTTGACGCCATCACGCATGGCAGAACGACTGATTATGACGGAGCCTACATCACCCACTGGTTCGTTCGCGTCATGGAGAACCAGCAGTGGAGGTTCCCTGTCAACGGTACGGGAAGCATCATGCAGCAGTACAGTCAAAGTGGGCGCAACCAGCAGGCATTGCCAAACGCATTGAGAAACAATGACGCAGCAGCCATCATCGCTTTTGGAAAGGTCGAACAGCCATGCGCGGTGAAAGACAATGCACCCATTTCAAAAGTGCAAATGACCAACTACCAGGTGGTGAGTGTCAACGGAAACGGTATTGACAACAACCCGGCGAAAGTGTTTCCAAACGAGCAAAGTCTTAAGGCGTCCATTCCAAGGGCAGTATACGAGGGAAGTGCGTCGGGAGGGGTATTCTCACCAAGCGATGACAAGACAACCAACTACATCGTTATCAGCGGAAACGTTATTCTCAATCCCCTCATGCCGCTCACCGACAATTTCAAGGCCATCAACGACTACCAACCCAGCGAGGCGTATGCAGGAACGGGAATCAGGCAGTGGTGGCACCACACAGTGCCGGCAAAAAACGACAGGAACAAGTATTACACCCAACAGTGGTGGAAAGCCGATACGCCCGCCCAAGAGCCTACGTGGGACAGGGATACCACGCTCGGACTGGTACCCTTCACGGGGTCGGCGCCAGAGCAAATCGAATTCAACTACAGTTCCATTGGCGACGGAACTGACAGAATTTCAAAAGTGGCAGTGCTGGCTTGCATGCTCATCATCGGAGACAAGTGCGTGGTTGAGGAGGGAGACGGGGGCAGTCCCGATAACTTCAAATGGAGAGAATACAAAACAAGGGAGCAGTGCGCCAGCGACGACGAGTATTATCAGCAGTGCTTCACCATTGGATTCGATCCAAAAGTTGGCGACAAGCTCATCGGAAGAAAGTTTGATATACAAAACAACATCAGCTACAAAATGGGAATTGATGTCGAGGGGACGGCAATTCCTATCACAAGGGCGGACAAGGTCAGCGGACAGGTCAAGTTCATGATCCTCGGACCGGTAAACGCCACGTGGGAGAACATCACAAGGAGGCACCCCACCTTCTTCAGGCATACCAAGTGGACCAGCAACACCATATCACTGCTGGCGAACGTCAGCAGTATCCTCATCGAGGATTTCCAGGTCAAGGTGTACAGCGATAATGGAATGATCGAAAGACCGGGCGACAGCGACATCGTCTATATGAGCGACGACAAGCAGCAGTTCGTCAACAGGAAGGATGACATCGAGTTCAAAATCAACTCGGCACTCACCTCAGACGAATGCAGACAGCTGGGTGTGGCACAGGGGGTGTGCATGAGTACGCCACTCAACTTGATCACCGGCGACGGCGTACTCAAGCTCTACGACCACACAACGAAGAGACAAGCCAAACCAGAGCAGCTATATGTAGACAGCTATTACAACGAGTACCATCAGCCCAGAATCCTCATGACGCAAAAACTCACCGACAAGAAGGCGCAACGAGTCAGCACGTTCAACCACTACAGGCATCCGGCAATGGGAAAAAACTTTTTCGTACAAGGCATCACAAGGAACCTTGAATCGGGAGAGGCTGAAATGTCACTAAAGGAGATAGATACATGATAGACGTAAAAATCATCAAGAAACCCAAAAACAAGGCTGCAACGCCAACGCTCAGGACACCGGGAGCAGCTTATGGAGACCACTCCGTCAAGGAGGCGGTGCATGCCAGTAAAGCCGACACGGCGAAAATGGCGGAAAAGGCCATCCTCGCCGAACAGGCAGAGCATGCCAAGAAGGCGGACGAAGCAACAAGGGCGGATGAGGTGAGCTTGGAATCAAAGACACTCTCGCACTTCCTACGAAACGACATACCCAACACGGCAGCAGAGGTCGTCACCTTCCTCAAGGGAGTCATTGCAAAGGCGGTGAGTTTTTTTCAGGGTATCGTAAATAAGGGGGACATCATCAACGATGGCAACATCACTAACACAGGCAACATCAACAACTCGGGGGACATCAACAACTCTGGAAACGTCACCACCAAGAACCTCACGGTAACGGGGAAGGCGACGTTCTTTGAGCTGGAAATACTCAAAGCGAAGGCGGCGGGCGGGATTATCATACAGAGTGCAGCAACGTTCAAGATTGATGATGCGGAAGAAACAACAGAAGGGTATGCGTGCTATCAACGAGCAGAAAAAGACGGTGTAAAGCTTGTGCAGATGTGTGAGGTGAACGACCAGATGATGTGTTACGGCGGGTTCAACGTAGGGGTTGGAACGAATCACAATGTCTGCAATCACTTTTATTGGCGACTGGTCATCGCTGCTCCTACAACGTCTGTCAGGCGAAAAATAAACGGTGAAGAGGCAGAGTGCCTGAAGATTGTACTGAGCAGGACGGATTGTGCCGATAACAGTGATGTGCCACTGGTAGGTGATCAAACGGCACAGGTAGGAAATAGAACCAACACAGACAGGCAGAGCGTCATCGTGAATAGTGCTTACAAGAGTATTGACGTCGGACTGGTGGCGCCATACTGGGCAAAGTATGTCGGTGTGAACAGCTATGACCTAAGCAAGCATAGGGAGACGTATCTTGCACAGAATGACAATCAGATAGTGGGTAACTTGAGGGCGAGGAGCTCATCGGGTGAGATAAGACCCGTACCTGTGTTGCTCGGTGAATGGAAAAGCGGAAAGGAATACGGCTACTATGACAGCGTAACACATGACGGTAGGCAATGGCTGTGCATCGTAGAGCCAGGTAAGAGAACGAAAGAAGAACCAGGCAAGGGTGATGCATGGATGCTGTTGGTGGACAAGGGCAGCAAAGGAGACAAAGGGGATGACGGGGAGAGTAGTTATACGGTAAACATTTTCACCGATACGCCCAACGGCAACATCATTCGTAACGGGCAAGGTTCCGTCTGGCTTTTTGCAGTGGTGTATTATGGCACGAAAGAAATTACGGAAACGCTGAAAGATTGGCAGTTCTCGTGGATCATCCATAGCGGGAACCCAGAGTTTGACAAAATTTGGAACAAACGGCACCAGCAGTGCGGAAGCAGAATAGAACTGAGTGCGCAGGAGGTGAACAACATGGCACAAGTGGAGTGCTTGATTTGTGATAACGTTGAACATTGAACTTTGTGGTTAGCAAAGCTATCAACTCGTGAACTCGTAAACTTGTAAACTCGTAAACTAAAAAACTCATAAACTTAAAAAAAATGGCAAACAAAATTTTATCAAGAGGACAAATCACAATCGTAGATTTGAATGATGCAAAGCAGATATCAATGATTCTGCAAGTGAAAAACCCGTCGCAGATGTACAATCCTGACACCAAGGTGTATGTACCCAACTTCAGCACCGACAAGAATACGGTTACACCTAAAGTGTATGTGACGGGTAGTGGTCAGAACATGGTCAGTGCACTCACTTCTATCGAGTATGACATCAATGGTACCAAAGTGCAGGCTGGCAAAAGTGTTGGCGGATATTCTGTGGGAGCCATCAGTGCAGGGGCGGTGCTTACCATAGCGAGCAACATTTCCTCGAATGCGTTGAACATCAACGTCAAGGCAACTTATCATGACACATTGACAAATGTCGACACGGTGCTTGAGGCGCAGACGCAGGTCATTAAGTCCACATCAGCAGGAGCACTTCTTCAAGTGGTGCTGACACAGCCGAAAGGAAACAGCTTCGATGCGAGCATCACAGAACTGACAGCGCATGCTGAGTGCTATCGTGGGGGCGTACACGATACTTCTATTCAGAAGTTTCAATGGCTGAAGCTGAATTTTGCCAACGGAAAGTTCGAGGATATTTCTACAGGGGTACAAACAAGTGGTGGTAACAGCACGCTCACAGTACATGCTGATGATGTGTTGAACGTACAGACTTACAAAGTGATAGCCACCGACGAGGGGCAAACTTCCGAAGCCATCGTCACGTTCGAAGACCGCACTGATCCATACGAGGTAGTGCTGCATGCCCCAAAAGGAAATGTCATCGTCAATGGCAAGGGAGAAATAGACATCAACGCCGAGGTGTGGCAAAATGGCGTGAAGTTAGAAGATGTGAGCGCACAGACATCTAAGTTTACCTACACATGGACGAAGTACAACAAGGCAGGTGCTCGAGAGAACTTCACTGGCACATCGTCGCCCACAAAAACGGGAAACCCTTTGAAAGTATTGGCAGCTGACGTAGACCAGAAGGCAACTTTTGTGTGCGAGGTTAGAAAAGCATAAAGAAGTGGGAAACCGAAGGAGGAGAGAAGCCTCTCCCCCGACCCCTCCCAAAAAGGGAGGGGAGTAATTAGCAAAACTATCAACTCGTAAACTCGTCAACTTGTAAACTTAAAAACTCATTTCATGAACAAAGTATTAGCCAGAGGCATTATGACAATAACGGCGGTGAATGACGGGAAAGACGGTCAAACGCCACACTTACATATTGCGTATGCAAACTCACCAGACGGAAAAGTAGACTTCAGTACTGATGACAGCAAAGATAGAGCGTACATCGGTCAGTATGTCAGCTACACAGATGAGCCTGACAGCACTGATGCCAGCAAATATACATGGTCGCTTATCAAAGGAAAGGATGCAGTTGTGTATAGGCTTGAACTATCTTCTTCGCAGGTTTCTGTCAGTAAGTATGATCAGCAAAACCCTGAATTTATTGAAATCAGAGCTTTTCGCATGGAGAGTGATAAAATAGTTCAGTTGGATAATGCGAAGGCTCAAATAGAGGTGCTACGTGACGGTCAACCTATATCCTCATACTCACTAACGTACAACAAAGACGATAAAAAATGGGTACTCAGTCTTCATACAGGATATGTCCGCTTTTATCACATCAATCTCTATATAGAAGGGAAGAAGGTGGATAGCAAATCGGTCGTTTTTGTTTATGATGGGAAAAATGGAGAACCAGGGAAGCCAGGAGAACCAGGTGAACCAGGTGAACCAGGTGAACCAGGAAAACCAGGAGACAATGGTGAAGACGCTGTCGTTTTCAGGCTTATTCCAAAGATAGAGAAAGCTGCGGTGCATGGCACTAAGCGAAAAACGGCTCAGGTGGTGCTGTTCCTAAAATATATGATAACACGGAAAGAGGGCGAGAAGCTTCCTTTAGAAATAGGAAGGCTTGACACTTTCGGGTTATCACTGAGCATAGAACCGTCTTGGGCATCGTTCGAGGTTAAGTGGGAAAATGGCAAGCCTTACTGGGTGATAAAGTCTATATACAACTATGCTGATTACTTTGACGACACACCTTCCTTTCGTGTCTGTTTGATGCAAGGAGGAAAGGTTTTGGATGCACGGACGATAGGTTTACAATATGAGGTGAAGTCATATTTTGATTTCGGTAAGAGAGTAGATGGGATAAATGGGAAGATTGACGGCATCTCTGGGACGGTGCGCTCGCTTGATGATAAGGTGAGCGGTTTTGAAACTACAATAGACAGATTTAGGACGGAGGTGCGAGACAAAGTGAGCCATACGGAGCTAAAGCAGACCGCCGACAGCTTCAACTTGACGGTGGCGAATGGTACACGCCCGAACTTGCTGTGGGGAAGCGACCTCGACCTTGATGGAGTTGACACCACCAACAAGAGAGCCATTCAGAAGCATTTGGGCGTGGGGCTTGGAGCTACAAAGGTGGACAGCACGGAGTGGTTTGAGTACCTGAAAGGCGGTGGCGTTGGTGGAGCGGACGCAATCAAGTTCAAGGCAATGAAAGATACGGCAGAGTTTGCTGGTTTATACTGGGAAGTTATGACTGGTGCAGCTCGTAACCTACAGCTGAAGTCAAATACGGTATATACGCTTTCTGCTTGGATAAGGACAGAATTTGACAAAGATGTACAAGGATATGGCGTGTTTGCCTTTGAAGCGTTCAAAAAAGAGAAAGATAATTCATGGCAGAGAGTTGGTAAATTGAAATTTAAAGCAGCATCTTCGTTTTATGAGCCTGTCAATGAGTGGACGAGAGTGTCAGCTACATTTACAACGGAGGAACTACAGTTTGGTAGCGTGGCAATGTGGGTGAATGGAACAAAGCCTGCCACTTTGTACATCTGCCGACCAAAGCTCGAGGAGGGCGACACCGCAACCCCATGGTGCGCCTACGACGGAACTGTGGAGGAACTGTTAGCGGGTGGCTTTGACATCAAGAACAGGAAGTTCACGGCTACGGCCGACAACTTCAAAGTGCGGAACAACAAGGGCGAATGGACGTTCTTGGTGGATGAGAACGGGAAGTTAAATGCAAAATTGATTGATGCCACAGAGATTTATGGGATGAAGATAGCGCAGCCATTCGAAGCATACGCATCCAAAAAAGAAATGAAAAATGGTAAGAGCCTGAGCTGGGTGTTAGAAAACTGGAGCCAGGACTATGGGTTCTTTGGAGGGAGGGAAAGAATGAACGGTGTCACATCAAACATTTTCAACAACACAGGGAGTACAGTTTCTTTCTGGATGCCTCTCATCACGCCATTCAAATATTGTCAGGTTGATATTCCAAATAACGTGATGCTGCGTGCTGTCGCCATATACAGGACTCAATGGGATGGATGTCGTTGGTACCTGCTCTGTCCCTGGGAGGACAACGGAAGTGGCGGTGTTAGACTAAAAGCATTTAACGGATAACATAGGTATCAATAAAAAGGGTAGAAGTATTTAGTTGATAGTTTTTTAGTTCACAAGTTCACAAGTAGACGAGTAGACAAGTAAATAGACTTTTTGCTTGAAAACTATCAACTCGTAAACTTGTAAACTCGTCAACTAATATTATGCAATGTTCAAAATAGTCAGCTAATCACTCCCCTCCCTTTCGGGGAGGAGGTCGAAAAAAAAAGAACATTTCGTTTTACGAAACACATCGCTTCGTTTTATTTTTTTTGGAACGTTTCGTTTTGCGGATTATAAATCGAGCGATATATTTTCCTAAGATATCAAACTCTAAATTGACGATAGATCCTACCTTGATATCACAAAAGTTGGTTTGCTCCTTCGTATAAGGAATAATTGCTACGGTAAAACGATTGTCTGTTGGTTCGCAAACCGTCAACGAAACACCATTTACTGTTACGCTTCCTTTATCAACTGTGATATATCCTCGTTTCGCCATTTCTCTGCTATAAGGATACTCAAAAGTGAAATAAGTAGAACCATCAGCATCTTGCATCTTCACGCAAGTGGCTGTTTGGTCTACATGTCCTTGAACAATATGCCCGTCCAACCTGCCATTCATCAGCATTGAGCGTTCTACATTCACCTTGTCTCCAATGGTTATCAATCGCAGATTAGACCGTTCCAACGTCTCCTTCATCGCTGTTACCGTGTATGTATCATCGTGAAGACGCACAACGGTTAAGCAAACACCATTGTGACTAATACTTTGGTCAATCTTCAATTCGTCAACAAACGAACATTTCAATGTAAAATCAATGTTTTCTTGATCATGGCTAATCGCAACTACGGTTGCCATCTCTTCTACAATTCCAGAGAACATAAACAAAGTTTTTAATTGGGTTCTATAAATTATCCTTGTCAAGTTTTGCACTTATGTCACTCGAAGCAGGCTGCACTTCAACACAGAAAGCAAACTTTCGCTGCATTCGACTTGCACTACCTTGTGTGGTCAATCTTAAAGTGAGTAAGGTTGTGTAGCTACTACACTTCCAATGGCACTAACGCATTGAACCATAAAGGTACGAAACGTTGGCAAGACGTAACCCATAATATATTTAGTTGTGGTGGTAATTTATAAAACCCACCTTATATTTATAAAGGCAGGAAACACACCTGCCTTTATGTATGAAAAAGGGGGTTGCTCGATGATGTGATGAAACTCCGAACTATATAAGATTTGAGAGCTCTCCGTCTTTGTAATCCACCGGCTTTACAGCTTAGTCCTAAAAGGATTTATGTGGCCCGCCATTAACAAAAGAAGTCTTCTCGGTTTCATGTTTTTATTGATGAGTATCCCGATCAAATCGACACAACCCCATGTTGTACTCTTTCTAAATGCAAAGATACAAATTTAGAATGAAACCTACAAGCCTTGTCACCTTTTTACATCCTTATAATAATGTTTTTTAATTATTGCTGTCCGTTAAAACTTCATTTACCCCAACCGTTCCAAATAGTTATGGGTTTTAGTTTGTTTTGTAACCTTACTACGATTGTACGCTTTATATGAAGTTTCTTTTCGTTAGATTAAATGTCTGTCTTTGTATTCCTTTGATTCCACTTCGCAATGAACACCTTTGGTTTTTGGTTATATAACTCCCGCTATTAGTGCTTACTCGGGATTTTCACCAATTAGACAATGTTCATTCTGAAGATAATCGGGTAGGAGGTAAATGTTATTCATAAAAGGCATTTACCTCCTACTTTCACATTTACCGACCTCCCACACCACCGTACGTGCCGTTCGGCATACGGCGGTTTCGTACTTTTACACCTCACGGTGTGTGGCAAGTTGTT